AGGATCATTAGCACGGTTCAATACGACCTGTGCTACGGCTAGTTTACCTTCAAATGACTCCGATGCGGCCTCATGGTAAATATTTCTAGCTAAGCATTCCATTTGCTTTTTGAAATCTTTTGATACTTCTTCTTGCACTTGATTGGCAATTATATCCTGTGCCAATGTAGGAATTGTGTAGGCAAGAATGGTTACAGTTAAAAATATTGCTATGTGTTTTAGTGATTTTGATGAGAACATCATATCTCCTTTTGTTTACAGTCGATGCTTTGACCTTGGACCCAAGAACTTCTGATTTTTAGATGGGGGTTTTAGAAACTGTTTTTGGAGAGAACAGTAAAACTCTATTAATTAGAATGTCTTTGATACGGACAATACTGCAGCATTCTTATACAACTTCTGACCGTTTAAGGTGTTGGCTGTTTGAAATGTTGAAGTCTTGTTTGTATTGGCATAATACTTGGCAGTTACATCGAAGCCAGCAATATTATAACCTAAACCAAAGTTGTAGTCTGTGTAATCCGAATTTGTGCTGTTTGCAACATCAGTTTTACCTGCGTGAGCAAGAACACTAACTTTTGTACCAGCAACTGGATATGTTACATCAGCTTGGAAATATCTTGTGCCTCTACTATTACTAGTAGCAAAATAATCACCTAGTGATTGACTTACTTTAACAGAAACAGGACCTTTTGCTACGCCAGCATAAACTTCTTTAGTGTCGTAGTTTGTTTTAGCTACAGAAGCCCGTGGATAGAAATAGTTATAAGAGCCAACATCTAGTGTTAAGCCCGCAACTTCTTTCTTGTATCCAGCATATAAGTCACTTTCTAGACCTGAACCATTAGTGTATAATTGTGAACTGACGGATGAATTCCAGTTACCAATATAAACACCACTCTTGTGAGCATAATCAATACCACCTTGAATTGCAGCTGCGTTTTGAGTTTGACTGATTCCACGGAATCGGTAATCACTAGTTGCACCCAAGTTTGTTGTTACTTGAGCTTGTACTAGACCAGCACTTAATAATGCCAAAATTAATAGAGATTTCTTCATTGTTACTCCGTTGTTGTTAAAAAAATGATGGATGATTCTGTTGCTAAGTTCATCCACCGAAACTCCGCTTACCTATTAGGCAGCAAGTGCATACTTTTCATCGTTTGCGGTTACTTAATTTAGTTATTACGCCTTCTCTGGCGATTCTCCATTATTATACTAATCAGGCAATCGATTCTATTCATCCCCAACGAAACATACTATGGCGATTTAGAGTTTCTCTGAGTGACTCTGGGGTACCAACCCTAATCGTTTTACGGATTCTAATATGCTTCGGTGGAGATGGGGAGATTCGCACTCCCGTCTTGCCAAACTTTTTAATAACTTCTACGAATCTTTACAGTATAACATGGTATTTATATAAAGGCAAGGCCCCTACTCATTTATACCAAGTTCCTTACGAATTTTGGTAGCGGATATATCTGTTATACTCACATCAAATGTTTCTTCACCACTTGTATAACCAACACCACGACCCCAACCAATGTGTACAATATTAGGCACTACTTGTATCTCATATTGTCCTTGATATATGGGATCCAAATCACGCTTGATAAAACCTTTTACTTTTTCAATCTCAAATGGATTACTACCTTGCCATCCTTGGCAATCTCTTATTTGAATTACCACTTGACCTGTCTTTTGTATCAATCTTTCAAACAAGGCACGGTGACCATCATGCCATGGTTGCCAGCGTCCTAACATTTGTACGGTTTCTTTTTGCCAATCGAATGTTGGCCTTCTGCGGTCAGCAAGTATATGTTCACCAATAAACTCAGCCCACTTATCTGCGTTCTGTTCTATCACACGGAAATCATATACTTCAGGTTCTTGAAACATGGCATTGGTATCAGCATAACGACCTTCACGAATAGTATCTACCCATATAGTCCAATATGCTTTGAAGTTGTTTCTCATTTCAACTATTGGTGCCACAAAATCACAGATAACATAATCACCATTAGATTCTAAAGCAAATTGTGCCATTCGTAATGATTGGCGTATACGGCCTTCTTTAGAGAAATCCCAATCATTATATTTCTTACGGACTTCATCTGCATTGAACCATGTTACCCGTGTTTTAACTCCACCTAGTGGTAACATTTCAGCAGTATTAGTCCTGCCTGTGCCATTTTCTTCTAAGTATTTTTTAAGTGCTTGTGCTAAGTGAGTTTTACCAGCACCAGGTAATCCCATTATCAAAATCTTTTTCATTATAACTCCATATTTTAAAATTAATCAATTACACCAAGATTGTTTGGCTTCACCATAATATTCTCTTGCGTATCCGTTCTGGATTAATGCCATACGCAACGATTGACCATCAAGTAATACATCACCAAGGACTCTACCACCATACTTGTCCCAATCCATTAGTATAACTTGTCTGCTTGTTGCTTGTGATACCATCTTCTTAGTAAACTCTGATGCGGCTGCACCTCTAGTGGCTTCTGATTCACATTGAGCACGAAATCCTTTTTCTGGAGTATCAACACCAAACACACGAATTGATAATTCTTTCTTTAGTGGTTCTGGTAACCATAGTGCTTGAAATGCCACAGTATCACCATCAATAACACGGGTGATAACTGCATTGTATGTTACGCCTGCTTTTTGTTTTTGTGCAAACAATGGTGTGGATAATATTAGTAATACAAGTAATAGTTTTTTCATTTTTGTTCTCGGTAAAATTTAATCGCCTCAACTAGACCATCAATGTGGTCTTCCGTTTTTTCTATAAAGATAAGAGGTGGGTTATCTTCAACTGCCATGATTACAACTAGTTTATTTATGGGTGTGCCAATGAGTTCTTCATACATCAAAGCATACGCAGTTGTTTGCCAAAAATAATCTAAAATGTTTTCTCTTGATTTCATTCTTGCTGATGTTTTAAAATCAATAGATGCTAACTCACCATCGAACTCGGCAATACAATCTACACGGCCTGCCATACCTAATTTGGTTGACCATAGAGCCTGTTCTTGATAGTGTATATTGTTAATACGATTAAGTTCTGGTTTAAGAGCAACAAACATTTCTTTGGCATCAGGCATCATATCACCTGTACCTTTATTGTTTAAGTATCTCTCACATAGAGTATGAACATTGGTACCACGACCTGTGGCCTTCTTTGAGATTTTGTTGGCAACTTCTTCACCAACTCTCTTACGCCATGCCATGATAGACTGTTTCTTCTGAGCACCTAGAACGGTGGTGACGGATGGCAACCTAGTTCCATCAGGTAAAGAGTAGTATCTTTTACCGTCAGGGAATGTGGTTGATTTGAGGTCTTGCAGAGGTTTTGGTGGGCAATATGTAAACATAATATAATCCTATCATAAAACTATTATATAGTCAAGCTGTTAATCATGACTATCTGGTGGTATATGTGTTATTACTAACTCAATAGCATTTAAATCTGAAGATGATATTACATTATCACGCATTTTTTGTACCAAGTCCAATTGTTTTTGAATTTCTAATTCTGCTTCATTGTTTAAATTACAATCTGTAATTGTAGCCTTAACTGGAATAATCATTTTATTTTCCTATAATTTTTTTAATTTAAGCCCAATCACCACGGGTATCTCCTTGAACAACTGTAGTGCTTGTGCCACTTGCTGTAAGTTTTGCTTGGCCTCCAGTTCCACCACCGGTGCCATACAAACCTCCTTCACCAGCTCCTCCTGCACCACCAGCATTACCAAAAGTTCCACCGTTGCCACCTGCACCACCATAAGCAACCGCACCATTGGCACCATTACGAGTTGTACCGTTGCCACCTGTACCAGGTGCACTAAAATTTTGAGAATTTCCTCCAAGTCCACCAAAGCCCGATTGGTCTCCTCCATCCGTAGGACAAGCACTACGACCAAATGCAAAATATCCTCCGTAAGCAGGATCATAAGTCTGGCCAGCACCACCTCCGCCACCTGGAGCTCGAACTTCATAACCAGCTTCTCCACCTTCTGGAGGAGCACAAGAAGAAATTACACCCTGATATTGGCCTCCTCCACCACCTCCGCCTCCACCCCAAATTCCACCATAATTATATATTCTCGGCCAATCAATTCTTAAATCTGGTGGTGCTATTATCATTGCAATGCCGCCGTTGCCACCCCTATTATCTATTTGAGGAACACCCATAAAAGATGTTCCTGTAACAGGATCTACTCCGCCACTCTGGCGAAGGTCTTGGCTGGGGTGACCCCCTGCGCCGCCACCGCCAACAATATAACCATAATTATTAATTACAGTATTACTAAATTGCACCACAAGTGCGATACTCCCAGAGATGTACGCATCAGTCCTGCCTCCAAGCCAAATTGGAAGCCCGCCCGCACCAGCAATAATACCAGAATTATTAATTGTAACTATGGAACCATTAGGAAAATTAGGTATAACGAATGATGCTCCATACGCTTGCGCTGAATAACTTCCCGTTCCATTAATTACAACACCACTATTGATGTTTAGAGTAAGGTCAATAGGTGTAACTTGGTTCCAACCTAAAACTTGCTGTGCTGCTGTAGCTAAATTAAAATTGGCAAAGTTTGAAGTAGCAGTAAGAGTTGCAACAATTCTACCTTGGCCACTATAAAAATTACTGATAGAAATAGTACCACTTGTAGGTATATTGTTGTTGGCTGCAATATTTGGAACATAGCTTCCTCCTCTATAATATTCACTTAAGGAAATTGGATTAGAGCCTCCAAGGCCAAATTCAGCTTGTATTTGTGAAAGTGTTAATGATCCTGAGGAAGGAAGTGTCATGGTAATTTTTGTCTTTTAATTAAACTTATATTTATACTAGTTATAGTATGATGTCCTGTGTGGATCAAATGATGAGGTGGTTACTTTTTCCTCATATTCTCTGACGTTTCTTGATAATTCTATTAGTTCTTCTTTAACTTTTTCTTTGTTGTTATACTCATGATATAGGCGCTCTCGTTTGGTCATCGTTCGCTTTTGGCTCATGGAACTCCTTTAAGTTAGTTAGAAATAATTTACCACTCTCTCGGCATCTTGGTTTTGTGGCTTTTGTGTAAGGTATTACCTGGAACAGTATCTTTGATTCGCTGAATAACACCTTGTTCAAAGGCCTTATCAGCAGTCATAGTACCTGGAACAGACATACGACCAGCATCAGAGAATACAGGTAGATTTTTGGCCATAAAGTGTTGTTGTAGATGCGAATTCTCCTCTTTAAAAGCATGGAGAACTGTGTGGGACATTTTGTGTTCTTCAATTTCATTTGTCTCAGTATTTAAAAAATCATAACTAGGCATTAAACCACTCCGGTTGATTACGAGAATTGACTTTACCTGACCATGTGGCCAAGTGTGTCTTATTATTTATATAGTAGTTTCTGTATGATTTGATAGAATCTCCTGCCA